ATATGTAAAATAGTTATAAAAAATAATATGTAAAATAGTTATAAAAATTAATATATAAAGAATACATATTATGGATATAAATGACAAAATCTGAAGATTCTTTAAAAAAAATATTAAATGAAATAAATGAAGAACATCAAATAAAAATAGATAATCAAATATATGGTATTTTTTTGTTTGGTTTTATATCAGGCTATATATTTTCATATACTGGTTTTATGGGATTTTTCATAGGTCTTTTAACAGGACTTGTCATTCGAAATACTTTTTCTAAAAAATCTTATGAAACTATAGAAAAAATATCAGATATATTTTATAGTATGTTAAATAAAGCAAAAAATTTCATAAACCTATAAAATAGATTTTATTGTTTTATATTTTAATAATTTATTTCAATAAATTAAAAAACTTTAAAATTTTTTAAGGATTAATTTTTTTACACTACCACCAATAATTAAAAATGCTTACCACAATTAAAAAAAAATAATATCTCTATATTCCTTAAAAATATCATCATTTTTTTCTGGATTACTATTTATATTTATAATATTAGTTAATTTTTCATCACTATTTTTTTCATCACTATTTTTTTCATCACTATTTTTAACAATTTTAACTTTTTCAGGTTTAACTTTTTCTTTATTAAATACGTTCATATCAAATCCTTTAACATACTTTAATTCACCATCTGGTTCACTTTTAATATTGTTTACGTCTATTGTTCCAGTTTTATTTTTTAATTGTTCCATTATGTATATTTTATAAATATTATTACTTTTATCTTTTATATATACGTAGTTTTTTTCCAATTTTTCCTTTTTTATTTCCTTTTACATTTAAAGATATTTTATAAAAAAATATAAAATAAATAAACATTAAAACCGCCATTCCTAATAGAAGGGCATCAATTATAGAAAAACCGTATAATATATCTCTATACACTGATTCTGAACAGCCACATTTTTTGTCTTTTAGCATATTTACATATTTAATTACAAAAATAATATTTATAATTCCAGCAATACTGTAAAGATTTAGTAATAATAAACCAATAAAATTTGATTTAATACTAAGTACGTCAAAAAACATACTAAGTATTACAACTATCATATTTATTACAAGATATGATAAAATATATGTACGTTTATAATCCATTGCACATGTACACCCATTTTTTTCAAGTTTAAATAAATAATTTATAATTAATAATTGAAGTACTACAGGTATTAATAATATAACAAATGCTACGATATTCATAATTATAATATAAACATATATTATAATTTTACATATGATAAGTAAAAATATTATTTAAAAAACATTTTATTTTTAAAATTATTACCCCCAATACATTTGTTGGGTTATTATACATTTTTTTTAAATATTTGTTTAGGTACCTTTGTATTTAAAAAATACTAAATTGAAACAATTACTTTAATATTAAGTTCGTTTGTTATACATAATTATAACTATAATTCTTATATAAATGAGTAATTCAAAAGATTATAAAGTAAGTGTTGATGAATTAAAAAAGGAAGTGAAATTGTTAAAAGATGCTACACATGTTAGTCTTATAGAATTAGAAAAAAATATTGAATTTAATCAACAAATTGTAATACAATTTGATGTTAGATTAAAACAATTGGAAAATAGTATAAAAATTATACAAAATACTTTTCAAAAAAATAGTAAAAATGGTAAAAATGGTAAAAATATAGAATATCCGTGTGATAATTAAAATAAAATTAAAATTAAATTAAAATTAAATTAAAATAAATTTTTATTTTTTAGAAGTTCCATTATTTATAATTGTATATTATATTATAAATAAAATGGTAAAGTGTGTTAAAAAATGTCAAGGTTGGTGTCCACCAACTGTTATATATTTAGTATTATCAATTGTAACAACTTTTGTTAGTTTAATGACTGTTCACAAATATGAAGATATGAATAATAATGGTATAAATAAGGTATTACATACAATAAGTCATTTATTTTTTATTGGTTTATGGACATATTTATTATACTGGCTTTGTTCAAATTGTTACAATAAAACAGCGTGGGTAATTCTTTTGTTACCAGTTATTATTTTTGTAATATTACTTATATTATTGATAACTGTTGGTTTTTTTGCAGCTGTTTCAAATATTCCAAATAATCAAGATATTCGATAGTAAATATATGAGAAAATACTATAAATATTGAGGTATTTTTAAAGACAAATATAATTTCTTTAATTTTATTAATTAAAGAAATTAAATATAATTGTTTTTTTATACTAAAATTATTTAACAGTACTTAATTTATAATCTTTAGTTTTTATTTATTATTTTAATAAAAATAATATATAATTTAAATATTGTGATGTTTTAAATTTCCAAGGGGGGTAAATTATTATAGTATATTATTATAGTATATTATTATAGTATTTATAATATGGCAGAACTTTTACTCGTGTCTTCTGTATTGGCAGTTGGATATGCTTTATCTGGAGAAAAAAAAAGTAATAACAATCCTATAGCAAGAATACCAACAAAAAGTATTCCAAATGGTAGTAATTTATTTAATTCTAATAGAGTTCAGGAAATTTTTATAAACGAACAACAAATCTCAAATAAAAGATACGATCAAGTTTTTAGTAATAAACTAAATGGGAGTAATTTAGTTGTACCTGGTCCAACACAACCTTATTTTAACAAAGTTGATTATGTTGATAATACTTTACCTATTGAATTTCAAGATAATCCTCCAAGACTAAATACTAATGTTGAATATATAGATCCTACTAAACAAGAATATAGTATGGAACAACCAACAGGAAATCCTGTGAGTGATGGATGGTATGGTGTATCTTTAACTGGAGAACCAATTGACCCAAAAAGTTTTAGTCACAACAACATGACTCCATTTTTTGGGTCACATGTTCGTCAAAATGTTGATGAGTATACAAATAATTCAATTGTTGAAAATTTTACAGGACAAACATATTTTGATAAGAAAAAGGCAGAGCAACCACAATTATTTAACCCTGAGGCAAATATTACAAATCCTTATGGTACAAGTAATTTATCAGGATATCAAAGAGAAAGGTATATTGTTTCAAATTTAAGAAATAACGAAGCACCTACTGAAAAAATATATGTTGGTCCAGGACTTAATAAAGGTTATACTTGGCGCCCATCTGGTGGATTTCAACAAGCTGATACAAGAGATTATATATTACCAAAAACAGTTGATGAATTACGAGTTAAAACAAATCCAAAACTTACATATCATGTTCCTGTTATTGCTGGTTCTCACCCATCAATGCCTGGTAAAATTGGCGTAGTACAGAAAAATAGACCAGATGCTTTTGCAGTATGGTCACCTGATAGATATTTTATTACTACGGGTGATAGACAAAAACCAACACAAAGAGGTGAAGTTGTTCTTAAACATAGTAATAGAACAACTACAGATATTAGAAGAGCTATGGGACCAGCTGGTCCAAGAGAGGGGTTTTCACAAGAAGGTGTTCGATCTAATGTACAAATTAGTGAAAAGTGTCAATATACACCAGGTGGTCCTCGTGGTATTGATCGTGTTGGACAATGGACAATTCCAGATGGTTGTCCGGAAATAGAAAATAATAATTATGTTCCAATGAAAAATTGTAATAATGATGGATATCCATTAATAAATCAAATGACACAACCAAGAAGTAAAAATGAAAATGTTGATAATAGAAAATCTATGAATCCAGTACATGATTATGGACGGAGTAGCATTAGTTATAGTACTACAAATAGACAAGAAACATCATGTATTCCAAATGGGAATATAACTGGTGTTGACCAACAAGGATATGTTCCAATCACAAGTGACCTTCGCCACACTCGAAAAGAAGATATTGTTGGTAATATTAGATGGGCTTCTAATGTCCAAGGTCTTGAAAATAATATGGTTGTTTGGGATCCATTAGATGTTCCAAAAACTACTATAAGGGAAACATTACTTCAAGCTACTCCAAATATTAATATAAGTGCACAAAAACCTGCAAATCCTATTGTTTATGATCCCTTTGATGTTCCAAAAACTACAATGAAAGAAACAACATTATCTGAAAGTATGCTTGGACAAATTGACCGTCAAGATTATCTTGCTCCAATTGTTTATGATCCTTTAGATGTCCCACGCACAACTAATAAGGAAACAACTATGTCTGATTATTCTGGAAATGCTTATTTACCAAATGAAGATAGTAGAGATACCAACTCCTATAGCGCTCGTAATACTAATAGACAATTTACATCAAACGTACAATATTTTGGTAACTCCGCTGGAGAACAAGATGGGGGATATAAAGTTGTTGATGTTGAACCAAGATACACTAATAGGCAATATACTTCTGATAATGCTTATACTGGAACTGCTGGAAATACTACAGATAAACCCAGAAATACTGATTGTATGATGGATAATGTAGTTACTAAGTCTTATAGAGAAACTTTATCCCAAGGTAGGTATCCAGCAAGAGAAGGACCTAAAGATGGTGTAGATCCTGAAATGATATGTGCAACAACAAATAAAAATGGAGATATGCAAAATACTGCTTATAGTCAACGACCAATGATGTCAACAAAGGTTTATAATTCACTACCACAAGCAAATAATTGTTCTGATACTAAAAACAAAAAAACTCTTAGTAATATTCATCTTAGAGATAGATTAGATTCCACTTTACTTGACGCTTATCGAAAAAACCCGTATACTCAAAATTTATCTTCATATTGGAATTACTAAATTATACTATTTTTCATTTGTATTATATTTAGAGTATTTTCCGATTAAAAAGGAAGGATGAACACGCTGTTTATAATCATACCCTGATGTTGTAATTCCAAGAACAAATGAAAATAATATCATTACAACAATCCATATTCCTATATTTTGATTAGTTTTTGTATATGCAAATATCATAAACAATAATGTAAAAATAAATATAGTTATAGCAATTTGAACGATATACATTGTTATATAATTAATTAATATAATTAATATAATTAATTATATTAATTATATAATATGTATTAGAAAATGTATAATACAAATAATGCGTTTTTAGTTATTTAAAAAAAAACGAGATAACGACATAATATAAAACATGTCAAAAAATAAAATTTGGGAGTTTGGAGGAGATATTACTGATGCCTTTGAATCAACTGATTTAGGACAAGCGGTATCAGCTGACGTAGATGATATTTCAAATACCTTAACTTTACATATACTAGATAAGTTGGTTGAAACTTATGATTTGGCAGGTGAAATTACAATTGATAATTCTAAAAATCATTTTAGTACTTTTCAAGGTCTTTTAAGAGATTTTAAAGATTGGGATTTAAAAACAAGACAAAAGTTTTCTAGAAAAGTTAAAAGAAGTTTATCAGATATTGAAATATTAATAAGATCATCAATTATTGGTGTATCACAAATACGGTTTATTTGGTTAGCAAAAACAAAAGCAATTGAAAAAAATGAATGTAATCGTGTTTTACAAGCAATTTCACTATCAAGAATAATACCTACAACTGAAGATTTTTTACATTGGTGTTGTTGTCGTTCAGTAAAAGAAATTTATCAACATCCATATTTATTTGACAATCGAAATACACTTTCAAAAAAAACAAAACAAGAAAATTTAAAAAAAGTAAAAGATATTATTAAAAAATCTATCATAGATGAAATATATAGTCGTGAAAATGCATCTTTTATTATTAAATCAGCACTTGATTATGTGCATGGTTCTTCATATGATTTAAATGAAGAACCTAATATAAATATACTTAATACTACTAATACTACTAATACTACTAATACTACTAATACTACTAATACTACTACTAATACTACTAATACTACTAATACTACTAATACTACTAATACTACTAATACAGGTATAAACATTAAAGTAAATAAGAGTCAAAAAGGTAAAGTATCTAATACTCCAATATCATATGATTCTAACGAAAAATTTGATACAAGTAAAAAAACAAATAAACAAGTCATTAAAAAAACAAATAAACAAGTTGTTAAAAAAATAAATAAACATAATGATAGTAGTGATGACAGTGGTGTTGAAAATAATGATAATAACAGTTCTGATGAAGAAGAAGAAAAATATTGGGAAGAACTACGTAAAAAAAGAAAAGA